TTACCAAGTAAAAAAACAAAGGCGACTTATACAAGTCCTCATATATTATTGATATACGGTCCGCCAAAGGTGGGTAAGACAACCGTATTGAGTCAATTACCTAATTGTCTTATTCTGGATTTAGAAAATGGTAGTAAATTCCTTGATGCTCTAAAAACTAATGTACTCGGTCTTGAACCTCCTGTAGGAGAAAAGGAAGACCAGGAAAAAGAGAGAGTAAAAGAAGGGAAATATTATCTTTCTGAAATTGGAAGAGCAATACATAAGGCAGGGAAGCCTTATAAATATGTAGCTTTAGACACAGTAACCAAGTTAGAAGAGTGGTGTGAATGGGAAGGAACTCAACTTTACATGCGCAGCGGAACAGGAAAGAACTTTAATTTAATAGAGCTAAGGATGGTCTTGTACTTCCTCGTTCTAAATGGTCTTCTGTATTAACACTCCCTAACGGAGGTGGTTATTTTTGGCTTAGAGTTGCAATGAAAAAGTGGCTTGATAAGATCTATACTTTAGCTGACCATATTATTTTAGTTGGTCACCTTCTAGACAAACAAATAGAAAAGAAAGGAAAAGAAGTAAGCGCTAAGGATTTAGATCTAACAGGCAAATTAAAAAGAATTGTGTGTGCTCACGCAGATGCAATTGGTTATTTATATCGTGATGAAGATAAAGTATTCATCAATTTTAATACTTCTGATGAAGTTAATTGTGGCTCTAGATGTGAACATCTAAAGGGACAGAATATTAGCTTTGATTGGAAATCAATTTATCGTTAAACTATTAATTTTTAAAAAAAAGTGTATGTATAGTACAAAAAACACAGAAGAAAAAGTGTTCGAAAGTAAATTTCTCGAACCAGGAGTCCATATCGTAAAGGTAAAGGACGTTAAGGGAGAAGAACCAGAAGGATATTCTCCACGGTTAACTTTCTTTTTTGAAACCAAAGAAGGTAAAATAGCTGAAGCGGCTTTTTATATGTCAGAGAAAGCTATGGGTAAATCTTTAGAGAAGATTAAACATCTAGCTACTAAGTGTATCAAGGCAGAGACTCTTGATAAAATTGAGGCAGATAATCTTGAAGATTACGGCACTAATTTAACTAAAGCTCTTAAGAATAAAGTTCTTAGAGTTAAGTTTATTGGTGAAGAGATAGAAGGAAAAGAAGGAAAAGGTAGTTGGGATAAAGCAAATATTGGTTTACCTCCATTTGCTGAAGCTACGAAAGACGGAGCTGAATATACTCCTGTAACTGATGAGGTAAGTAAGCTTAAATTCGATAGAAGTAATAAATGGGATTATAAAGCTCTTCCTACTGCAGATTTTGAAATGAATGGAGTAGATACTCCTGAAGCTGTAACTGATGGGGATCCTTTCTAGTTAAGTTTTATTTGTTTGTTTAAGGGGCTTCGGCCCCTTTCCTTTTTCTACAAATATGTATGGAACTAAAAATGTAAAGCAACTTACAATTCAAGAGATTCTCAAGTGTGTGACAGAGTATGATATCTTTAAATATTATATAGGAAAAGGTTTTAAATTGGGTACTGTCCGTTCTCCTTTGAGAAAGGACTCTCAACCTTCCTTTGATATTTATAGAAGTCCTAATACAGTAAGGAAAATCTTATTTAAAGACCATGGAACAGGAGATAGCGGAAGTTGCTTTGATCTTGTAATGCAGATGTATAATTTGAGCTTTATAGGAGCTTTGAAATGCATAGATTATGATTTCAATTTAGGTCTTAATGATGGACCCTTACCTAAAAGAAATCTTACTAAAGGATATGTGGGAAAAGCTTCTGGAGTAGACGTAGATAAGTTACAAATAACATGTAGTATACGAGTTTGTCGAAGAGAATGGAATGCTAGTTCTGATAAAAAATTTTGGGGAAGTTATGGAGTTACTGTAGCTCAGTTAAGAAAGTTTAATATCAGCCCTGTAGAAGCATTAAAAGTAAATAACAAATGGTTTAAATTTAAAAAAGATGAATGTATTTATTGTTATCATTTCGGTGATTATGTCTATAAGATATATCAACCGTATAATGAAGAGTTCAAATGGTTGTCTAATGCCTCAACGGATATTATACAAGGATGGAAACAACTTCCCCAAACAGGGAAGGTAGTAGTCATCACTAAAAGTATGAAGGATATTGTAGTATTAGATTCTATAGGGGTACCCTCTATAGCTCCACAAAGTGAGGGGACCATTCCTTCAGTTGAGATTATATCTGAATTAAAAGAAAGGTTTGAAATAATTATTTCAAATTATGATTACGATTATAGAGGAATAGTTTCTGCTAATCGTATGAAAAAATTGTATGACATAACTCCTTTTATGTTTACTCCAGAATTTGGAGCGAAAGATGTAAGTGATTATGTTAAGAAATATGGTATTAATTCTTTAAAAATAGTAAAAAATGAAGTATACAAATACTTTTATACAGAAGGTAGTAGATCTATACCCTAACAATCCTTTTGGAATACAGGAAATGGCTGAGAGGGGAGACCCTCTTGTGGGCCGTATGCTGGATGATACCAGGGGGGCGGATGTTGAAAAGAATCAACTTTATACTGAGTGGCAAGATTTAGCACAAAAAAATATAATAGGAAATGAAGCACGAGTTATTCGTACCAGGAAACGTCCCTTCTCTAAAGAATAGTAAGATAAAGACTACTAGAGGAGTATTTGCATCAAAGACAGTTAGAAAATACCTTCAGAAACAAGGTATAGTAAAGTATTCTGTTAGAGAGAAGACAGTGACAGGTTATAAAACACGGGACAATGAATTTGCTAAAAATAGAAAATTCTTTCGTCCTATAATGATTGGAGAACCTCCTTATAAGATAGGATTTCATTTTGTAAGAGGATCAAAACATAAATTTGATTTTCATAATGCAGTTCAGATTCTTGCAGATCTTATGGTAGCGCATGATTTTATACCTGAAGATGATATGGATAATTTAATTCCTTTTCCTTATAAGAAAGAAAATGTCTGGTATTCTTATAATAAAGAGAATCCAGGAGTATGGATTAAAATTTATAAATAATGAAAGAAATGTTAGACTTATGCGATAGGCCCTTAAAATTTGGGGATATCGTTGCTGTAGGTTGGAGTGGTGGAGGAATGACAATTAATCTATTTTTAGGATATAGTAGTTCTAGCTATAAAGATAATGATGGTAAACTAATACATTGGATAGGAAATCCTGAGTTTATTGGGTTAGAAGAATATATGATAGAAGCTATAAAGAAGAATGGAAGAATATATCCTGAACGTATACAAGCTTATAGAAAATGTAGATTAGTAATAATAAGTAAAGAATCACTTCCAGAAACACGGCAAATAATATATGATAAACTATTTAATTTAATAAAAAATGGCAATACAAGAGATAGAAATTAATAAGATTCAAGGTGCAGTTGGTCATAAAAAGAAGATTGACGAAGGCGCTAAGAAAATGGTTTTTGATATTTTACAAGCAACTCAATATCAAAAGCCTGAAGAGAGTACAGTAAGAGAGCTAGTATCTAATGCTGTCGATTCTCAAAGAGAAAAAGAGATTGCTACAGAAATACTTAAAAGGAAAGCAAATCCAGGAAAGTATTTTATTACAAGAGATGGAGATCAATATAAAGATAGTAACTGGGCTCCAACCTATTACAATTTAGATCATCTTGATCAAAGTAATAATCACGTTGATATCGTTTATATAGAAAAAGAAGGAGTTGGATTTTGTGATGAGTTTACGGTTACAGATTATGGAGTAGGAATTGGAGAGTCTAGATTAGAGGGAATTGTTTCTTTAGGATTTTCTACTAAAAGAAATAATAGAGCTGTGTTAGGTGCTTGGGGATTAGGAGCTAAGGCTGCTTTATCTTTAAGATGTGATTACTTTTCTATAATAACTGTTCATAATGGTAAAAAATTCGCAATGAATTGTTATGCCTATAAGACAGATTTTGTTATAGGTAAATTCAATTTGGCAACTAAAAAGAAAAATAAGTTTATTACTCTTTCTGATGGTACTAAAGTATATTATGAAGAGGTTAAGCATAAGAACTTTACTAAAGTTATAGTTCCAGCAAAAAGACATCATAGATCTAAATTTAAAGATGCTGTAAAATCTCAGCTACTTTATTTTAAAGATGTAAGATTTCAATATATTGAAGAGGATGGAGATGAAACAGATATAGATTTTCTTGCGGATGTTACATATAATTCTGATAACATTATTATTTCAGATAACAGACAATTCAGTAGACCTCATATTATTATTGTAAAAGGTGATGATGCTGAGAATAGAACTGGTGTATGTTATGGTTATATTGATTTTAGAGAATTAGAAATGGAACAACTCTATGGTAATGTGGGAGTAAAGTGTCCAATTAGATCTACTATGTTTGATGAAAAAACTCAAAAAGAAATAGTTCTTCAAGATGGAGTAAGTGTTACACCATCTAGAGAAGCTGTTATTTGGGATGATCATACCAGACAATTTATAAAGAGTAAATTTAATGAGGTTCTTGAAGAAGCTAATGATATAATTAGTTCTAAATTAGATCAAGAAGATTTTCTTGACTGGTTAAATAATTGTATACAAGTTATATCTAATGTGAGTAATGATCCAACTTTATCTAGAATGTGTAGATTGGTTGAGGCTAGCAGCCTTAAACCTAAGTTTCCTAAATTTCCCAATATAACTTATCGTAATGTTAAAGATTTGTTTTGGGGATTTACTGTGAAGAAGTTTCGTAAAGTCTATGATCATCAGAAAAAGAGAGATATAATTCAGCGAGATGTTGTAGAATATTGGAGTGGCTTTAGAGCAGACCATGTTTTTATTAAGAAAGGAACAACTGCTCGTACTAAGGATATGTATATAACTTCTATAAAGGGAGATATGACTGTTATTGAAATCAATGATTTTGATAAATCTTTAGACAAAGTAGCGGAGACTTATAAAGAACAGAGGAAGGAATGGACTAAGAAAATAGAAGATAAGTACATTAAAGTTTTTGAATATTTGAAAAAGTATTTTGAGAAAGCTTTGAAGGAAAAACATCCTAATATATATGATTATGATGCTTATGAAGTTCCTAAAGATTGGGCTGAAAACTTTGAAGAGACTGAAGGCAAGTTAGAGGAGGAGGATGAACTTACTCCTGAGCTTAGAAGACAGTTTGAAAAAAGAACAGTAGCGCAGTATCCAAGATATGAGCAAAGATCTGATAATAAGAGGTGGACTTTTACCAAAATAGAGCCTAGAATAACAGATCTTATGGAAGAAGATGCTGATATTTATTATGGTTCTAATGAGGATACTGAGAAGATACATGCTGTTGCACATCTTTTAAGATTTTATGAAAGTCATGAAATACATAGTTGGAGTGGAGGGAAAGATTTCAATGGAGACGATCTTAAATTACTTAAGATGAGTTTATCTAATCTTGAGTATGTAAAAGAATTTAGTCATGTAGATAGATTTTTCAAAACCCTAATAAAAGATACAATAGTTATGGATTATAGATTAACCAAATGGCATACGGCCAATTTAATAAATGAAGTTATTGATAGTGATTTACAATTTTTCAATAACTATTCTGGTATTAATGCTGAGATGGCAGAGATATATAAGGAGCTTAAAGAATATAGGACTAAACATTATACTGAGTATAGTAGACATTCCTATGGAGGAGAGTATATTACAAAAAAACATATGCCTTTCTTTGATAAGCTTCTTGAGATGCAACTTTATGTTCAGGGAAATCCTGAAGATGATAAAGGCATTTTAAAAATGAGTAAAGAGTTGTTTGGTATTCCCGATGTTAAAAACGCAATCGCTGTAGAGCAAGAGATATATAATAAATTGCAGATTTTAATCGAGTATGCTGAACCTGTAAAAGATCTTTTTAACAATGTTAATAACCTTGTTAATAAGGGTTCTTCTTATGCAGAAATTACTATGCAACAAGAAGGACTTATTAAGCAGATTTTAGAAACAAATAAACTGGCTTATACGTAGCCTTTATATGAGGGAAAGTCCCTTATTTTTCGTATATTTATATATAATTATTAATCGCTAAAAATTAAAAAAAATGGCAACAAAAATTAGAAAAGTAGTTCTTAAAAAAACAGAACTAGCAACTTACAGAGGACTTGGTATGACTAATGCTGAATTAGCTACTAAATTTGAAGTTAAACCGTCAGAGATAAATGATGCTTTAATTGCTTTTGGAATGAAAAAAGGAACTCCAAAAGAGTATCAAATAGAGTTAGTAAATGATTTTAATGAAACTCCTGTAGAAGATTTAGCAGAAGTTAATGAATAAAACTAATGTCTATGATAACAGTTAATCGTATAGGCGATTCTTTAACTGGATCTTATGGTAATGAAACTTTCGGGGTGTCTTATAGCCCCGAAAGATATTCTGCTATGTTAGATCTGGAAAAGAAAGCCAATGAAGCTTCTTCTATAAAGAAGTTGAATAAGATTCTTGAAGAATTTAAAGCTCTAACTATAGAGAACTTTAAAGAGATGATTGAATCTGAATGTCCTGATATCTATGTAAACCAAGCTTCTGGAAACTTCCATTTAAAAGTAGGAGGTGGGGAAGGTATAGTAAGTTCAGTTGTTATGCCTACTGAATTAGTAAATAGAATTAAGGATTCTATAGATAAAGGAATAGACCATCAACCTTTGATTAAATTTTGGATAAGATGGTTAAGAAACCCAATTCTTCGTAAATATAATAAGGAAGCTCAATCAGATTTTTCCGATAGAATATTTACTTATATTAATGCTATTTATGTACACGCTGATGTAGTAAAGAATTTAATGGAAGAAGAAGGTTTATCTGAAGAAGTAGCTACTGAAAGAGCTACAGTTTACCAAGTCAAAATAACTCAAGAGGGTTTACTATGTACTTATAAGGTTTCCCGAGAACTCTTTAAAAAATATGCTCTTGATGAGGATGAAGAAGTGGTAGAAATGAACAGATATAAAAAAACAGTTGATCCAGATACAGGAATTGTCAGTTATGATGAGCCTAAATTTGTAGAACAAAGATTATTTGAACCTGCAGTTATGGGTGGAAGTGGAGATTCTTTTTATTGTGAGGAATTAGGAGGAGAAAATGATCTACCAGGTCATCATATCAAAGTTGGTTGTACACATAGACTTCCAAATTGGAGTTGTGTTAATACTTCTAATCATTCTTCTTGTGTTAAAGGGCTTCATGTTGGAGGATTATCTTATATAAGAGGATATCAACATGATACTACGGTAACGCATAATGTTTTTGTTGATCCTATGCATGTCGGAGCTGTTCCTGCTGCATCTCATGAATCAGATGGAGCTATAAGATGTCTTCAATATTTTGTTCATTCTTCGTTTGCTGGAGTTAATGGTTCTATTTATCATTCTTCTGAATATGCAGCTTTAACTGATAGTCAGTGGTTGGAAATGAAGAAAGAGATAATAAAAACTTTTGGAGAGCATATCGATAAGATAGAGCAAGAAGAAATGTTTGAAATCGAAGAATTATAGAACAATGATTGTAGAGTTCGATAAGTTCAGAGAGACAGAGGCAGCCTCTCCTTCTCGTCTCGGTGATCTTGATTATTCTCCTTTACTTTATAAGCAAAAGAAAGAATCAAGTGATAAAGAAGCCACAGTTTTTATGAGATTTGGAAGTTTAGTTGATTGTTTATTAACTGAACCTGAAAAGTTTGATAAAAAGTATAATATATGTTCTATCGAATTTCCTAGTGACAATATTAAGAATATTGTTACTGGGGTATTCAATGAATATGTGGAAAATATAAATGATCCTAAAGGTAAAAATGGTACAGTAGCCTTTTTGGCTTTAGATGATTTTAAATCTGATATATTAAAACACGCTAAATTTGAGGGATATGGGCAGACCTGGAAGGAAGACACCTTGTTCAATAAAGTAAAAACAGGAGGTCAAGATTTCTTTATGTCTTTACTATCTTCTATAGGGAAGGAAATGATTAGCTTTGAGAATTACGAACAAGCTGTAGCTTGTGTTGAAACTCTTAAAACTAATGACTTTACTTGTGAATATTTTACTGATGTTGAGCGTGAAGGTATTGAACATTTGTGGCAAGTTCCTATAGTATGGAAAGAGGAAGGCATGACTTGTAAAGGTCTTATAGATCTTCTTTTAATAGACCATGTAAATAAAATAATTTATATTATAGATTTAAAAACTACAGCTAAGAGTGTTTATAGCTTCGAGCATAGTTATATTAAATTTAGATATTATTTACAGGGATCTATGTATTTTCATGGAGCAGTACGTGTTTTTGGTGATAATCCTGATTTTAAGGATTATTCTGTACAAAATACAATGTTTATAGTAGCTGAACAAAATGACTATAATCCTCCATTCATTTATCAAATGAGTGCTATGGATTTAAGAGTTGGATTGGATGGTGGATCTTTAAAGTCTAGCGGTAAACTTGTAAGAGGTTATCAAGAATTATTAGAGGATTTAGCTTGGCATCAAGAAACAGATATTTGGGATTATCCAAAAAAGGTTTATCTTGATAAAGGAAAGATTACTTTAAATGTTTTTGAAGATTATTTATGATGAAAAAGATCAGTTTTAAAATAGATGACGATTCTTTTGTAACATTAGATCCTATTAATGCTCGTGTAGTAAAACTATTATGTAAAAAAAAATATAAAGCAAAACTACACAAGAAAGGAGATAACATTACAAAAGTTGAATTTAATGATATATCATTTGAAATAGGAAAACAGATTCATCTCAAACAGCCTTTTAAGGTTTTTAGTATTCAAGAGATAGAAGATGGATTCTTTCTTCATGCGTGTGAATTATCTAAATCTAGTTACTTTATCCTCCCTGTATTAGGGGAGGATAGAGCTTATTTCTGGTGGAACTCTTTGTTTACCAACTGCTATGTTGATGTAGAAGATATAAAGTATAAATTATGTGGACCCCACATTTATTTACTTTATAGATTCAGTGGACAAAGATTTTATCAGGATTTTGAAACTAAATTGGAAGATAATCCTCATTATGTTAAAACATTTGATGTTGATCCATATCAAGTTATGTATGTTTTTAGTATTCCAGAAGAGTACCATGAGAATTTTAATTTCTTTAGAAAAGGAAAATATTCTAAACTTGATAATAGTTATAAGGAACGTATAATTGATTTTCATAGCGCTCCTTATGATTCTGAATTAAGTCAGATATTATTTAAAGCTCCACAAAGGAGGGAAAAGTTAAAAAAAGATTTGTTAGTTCATATTAGTGAATCAGCAGAACTTTATGATATCCCTCGTATGTGTACAGAAACTTTTTATAATAGATATTTAATTAAAAATTCTATACAACCTAGTGTTAAATTCGGAAAAGTTAAAGAAAAAGTTTGAAGATAAAATGGATAAAAAGTGGCTAGACAAGCTCTGGCCATTTTTGTCTTCAGACAAGATGATGAAAGTTTTTGCTTATTTAAAATCGCAAAAAACATTTCGGATTATTTACCCAAGTTTTGATGATTGTTTCAATGCTTTTAAATATACTCCATGGGATGAGGTTAGAGTGGTCATTATAGGCCAGGATCCTTATCATGACGGATCAGCTCACGGTCTCGCCTTTAGTGCAGGGCCTAATGCTAAACGCTGCCCTCCTTCCTTAAAGAATATTATTCTTGAGGTAGAGGATGATTGTTATGATGGTTTAAATTTAGAAAGAGCTTCTAGTTGGAGTTTAATAGGCTGGGCAGAGCAAGGAGTACTTCTTTTAAATACAGCATTTACTGTAGAAAAGAATAGACCTGGTTCTCATAGCAAGCTTTGGGACGAATTTACTACTAATGTAATTTCAAAATTAAATTCAGAAAAGACTGGATTGATCTATTTGTTATGGGGAGCACATGCACAGAGCTATGCTTCTCTTATTGATGAAAATGCTAATCATATTATTAAGACGGGACATCCCAGTCCCTTAAACACAAGTAATCCTTTTAAAGGATGCAGATGTTTTAGCGCAGTTAATAAGATAATAGAAGGTCAGAATGGTCCTGAATTTACTATAAATTGGGAAAAGTAATAGAGGGAAAGTAAAAGGTACCTAGCAGTAAATGCTCTGCACCCTCTTTAAAAAGAGCATCTTTATGGTGCTCTTTTTTATTTTAAAGGTTTATAATTTTTTTTTACTTGTGGCTTATGAAGAAGAAAGCCCTCAAAAGAGGGCTATTTTCTACGAACTTATATGACATGAGCGATTTCAGAAGATTGTTCGTGTTTATATAACAAATTTAATATTTTCTACCATAGATTTTGCATAAATTTAGCACTTTCTTTTGTATGTTCAAGTCTTTGTATTTGGTTTCCATAAGGTAAAAGTTCCCACCAGTAACGTGATGCTTTAGTTTTTCCTTTTCTTTTTCCTCTTTTGTATCTATCAAATTCAAAAGTGAACATAGGTTCAGTCGTATACCAAAGAGCTTTTCCTAGCTTCTCAACTGTAGATACACTTGCAGAAGGAGATTTTAATATTTTTCCAGCTTCTCCTAGTGAGAAGGGTAAGGCATAAAATGCTATTTCAGATTTTAGTCTATATGCTTGATAAATTGCCATATTTTTAGCTCCAGCTATTAAACCATCCTCGTCATCATCGTCATCTGGAGCTCCTAATATGGATATGAGTAATAATGCTCCTGTAAACCATCCTATTTCTGCAAAAGTTCTTTTGATTCCTTGTTTCTTCCATTCAGGTAAGTTGTTCCAACCATTCTTATCTTTGTTAAGAATAGCTAACCCTATTCCTGTTCCTTTAAGATCGTGTCTTATTTGTTTTATAAATTGCCACGCTATTGTATAATTACCTGCAATGTTGGCGCCTAATCTTTGATCAAATGTATCTTCATTATCAAAAGTAGCGGCTGCGTATCTTCTATTCCACCCTGGCCTTAACCATTTACGAAACAGTAGCACCATTCTCCCTAAAGCATATCTTTGTAAAGCTGCTCTATCTTTAGTAGCGTAGTTACCATGCAGTCTTTGATAAACTCCTTTAATTCTTTCAGCAAATCTAATCATTTGCTCTCTTGTTACTTTTTCTTTAGTCCAAACCTTACCTTCTTTTATCTCTATAAGTTCTTTTACTGTTTTTCCAGATGCTTCAAACTCTTTTAAAGATTCTTTATTAATAGGTTTATTGTGCTTAACAGCCCAATCACTATGATTCATTATTTCTTTACCAATTAATCTGTGAGATCTCATCATGGCCAAGGTAAGTTCTGATTGTATCATATGTTCTCCAGATGTTTGTAAGAAATATGAAGCTTTTGAAAGGATTCTACCAGTTTTTGAAGAAGATTCTATAGGCTTGCCAAATTGATCAAACTCTTGGTATATATCATATGACTCCATATAGAGATTTAACCAGTTCTTAGAGAATCTTGCTGTAGAGTCTCTTATAAATTCAGGGTACATTTTAGTATATTCTGCTACAGCTCCTGCAAACTGTTTTCTATTGTAAAATTGACCTCCAGCTGATTCTACCGCATTCATTACAGCACCTATAGCCGCATTATTAATTCCTGAGAAAAGGTTTAAAGATAATTGGGTAAGCGCTGTATATCGAGTTAAACCGTCTGCAACTTTATCTTTGCTAATATCAGTATTTCCAAGATTTCCTGTATCTACTTTTCTTCTACCATAAACTATCATATCAAAGAATGTAGTAAGTCTTTCATATGCTCTAGATTTTTCTCCTTTTTCAGTTAATATCCTATCAGGTTCTCCTTTATGAACTAAAGTTTGTTTTCCTCTTTTAACTGTAACATCTCTTTCTCCTACTAGTGTTTTAGCAGCTTCTAATTCTACTATTACACTATTCATAGCTGCATAATTTTTAGCCATGGTCATAAATTGAAGAAGACTGCCTCCCATATTCATAGATACATCATCTATATATAAGCCTGATTCCTTTTCATTATTGTTTATTCTAGCAGAATAGTGTATAGGAATAAAATTGTATTCTTTCCCTTGTTCATCTACAAATACTTCACCAAATTCAGTCTCATCTGACCTCATTTTAACTTGGTCTCCCATATACTTTTTAGCAGCACGAGCTCCAGATTTAAACCCTTTTACATCTTCCCAAGCTCTTTGAGCTCCTGATTTAAGAATAGGTATTAATTGATAGCCTCTTCTAAACCCTACAGGGAGCATTTTTTGATGTTTAGCATACTGTTCATGGAACATTTTTAGAAAGGCCTTTTCAGGAGCAGCTAATGCTTTACCTTGCTTAGAATCAGGATCTATATAATATCCAGTAAGTTTTCCACTTTTATCTTTAGCAAGCATAAAGTCATAGAGCCTATCATAATTAGTTATGGAAACCCCTTGTCTTTTTTTATAAGTTTCTAGTTCAGTAATAGCCTTTTTAAATTCAGTATTCTTAAAGGTTTCCATATTGTAGTTTATTTCTGCTTGCTTTGTAGAAATAACTCTATCGATTAATGCCAATACTTGATCAGGAGATTCTGCCATAGAATCTAGATTTGTTTGAAACCAACTTATATCATCTTGGACATGGGTAAAAAGCTGTGTTAACTTATCTGATGTTAAATTAGGATTAGTATTATATTCCATTAGAAAGTCTACTACTATTCCTTTAGATGCTTTAATATAGTCCCTTTTTACTTCTCTTATCGTAGTAATTACAGGAGAAATATAGGCGTCTCTAAAAGCTTGATCAATTACTTCGCCTTCTACTTCACTACTAGAAAAACTCTGGTTTTTTAAGTCATCGTAGATCTCTTGAACTAAATCAAAAGCACTTAGATAATCAGCTGCTCTTGAAAGTTTCTTAAGAAGCATTCTCTTTTCTCTAGTATCCGTTTTAGGGTCGTTAATAGCATCTACTATTGCTGGTATATTTACTTTCACAGCACCTTCAGCTTCAGCATAAGCAAACTCTAAGAAAGACATGATAGCAAGCATATGCTCTCCTTTGGCTATCTGTTTTTGAATATTTAGAATTTGTTTTTCTAGACCTTTAGCTACAGAACTCTTTTTACCTTCTTTTCTTTTAAAGAAAGTTAATTTCTTTTTAAGTATTGCAACTGCCTTTTTAGCTAGTTTTTTTCTGTTTTCTAATTCTTCCTTACCTTTGGCTGTTAATCCCTCTGTCTCTGCTCTTATTATAGCCTCGTCCGTGGTTTCAGGTTGCGTAGGGACTTCTTCGCTTGCTTTCGCAGTATCCTCACTGATACCTTGTGTAGCCAATATAACTTGTTTATCATTCTCTATTGTTATTTCTCCTTCTCTTGCTTTACTATCTATTGGGGCATTCCCCATTCTTCTATTTTCTTCTGGATTTCTGACATTTAAAAATACAGGTAATGCTTCTTCTGCTCCTGGAATTGGAACTTCCCCTTCATATCCTTCTAATTCAGCAATATCAAATTTTTCTTGCCATCCTGCTTTGTTTATATCACTAGAAAATATGAATCCATCGGGTGAAAAGTTTTTATCGTATCCTATCATATACATTAAACTAGGCTCTCCTTGTTTATTTACTGCATAAGATACATCTTTAGCTTTAGGTTTAATTAAGGAGACTCTCCAACCGTACTCTTCTTTTTCTCCTTTAGCTACCTTTGCAGCTCTTGTAAATGCAGTACCTGGTCCAAATCTTTTATCTAATTCTTTAACATGCTTCTCTGCTTCTTCCATGGTAGCATGCTCTGGCTTAAGTATGTTTTTCTTAATGTAATCAAAGTTGTGATATAATTCCCAATTACCAAAAGTCGCACGAAAGTCATTGCCTATGATCAAAGCATAAGTATTATCAGCAATCTTAGTACCGAATTTTTGTTCCAGTTCTGTGTATAAAGAACTATCTTCTCCTTGTATAGTTTTAATTTTACATGCCATTATGGACAAATTTTTCTAAGAGCTTTCAGTCTTTCTGCAGGAGTATTACTCTTTTTAATTGCTTTAAATACTGTTGCTCCCGTTATTGCTTCAAAATTATATTGTTGAAGTTTAAAAGGAACTCCTGTTGGACGATCCATTCTCTTATAAGTTGCAGTAGATGCTCTATCTCTTACTTTCTTATAAAGTACATATTGTTTATTGTTATTATCAAATATTTTGAAGTATCTTACAAAAGAATTAAGATCTCTATTATGTACTTGAGATTTTTCATTCATAATAATTTCTTCCTTAGTTACATTAATAGTCTTTCCTGACCTTAAAGTAGGAATTAAATTTCTTAAATGACTATTATTCTCTATAAATTCTTCTGAAAAGCCGTACCAGAAATTAGGATTATCAAATGCTTCTTGATAAGTTTCATAAAATTCAGATATAGATATTTTATCATCTTGTAAAGAAAATTCTGCATCATTCCATACTTCATTAGGAATTATATCAGTAAAAGAGTCTATTCCTGTAACAAATCCTTTACTTAGTATATTGTAATACACTAAATTTTTGGCAAAATTTCTTACAGTTTCACTTTCATGATAGATAAGTTTTCCGAAATCATCAGAAATAGCAGAAACTTCAGCTGCGCTTAGAGTATATGAGTAATCGAAGGAGAGAATTTTATGTTTAAATTTTTCTTTTATTTCGCTTTTTCTTTCTACATTATAGTCTATTACTTTACTATTATCTAGATGAGTATCTAAAGACAAGAACATTTTATTATCAGCAAGTTTAGCTAGTTCAGAATTAGGTTCTATTTTAACAGCATCTTCTATTAAATCTCTTAAGTGGAGATATTGTATTTCTATATTATTAGGACCTGTTAGTAGATTATACTCCCATTCTGTACTGAATAATGGACTTAATGGGCTTGGTATTTGTTTTTGACTATAGAACCAAGTCATTGAAGCATTATTAATTGCTTGAATTTGATCTTTAGTTAAGTTATTTTTATTAAGATCTTTTCTTATATTTCTTTTAGCGCTTAATATTCCCTCTTTCATAAAAGGAAAAAATTCATCTGCGAAAGTAACTGCATCCATTATAGCATCATTAAAGGCATTGCTTATTGGCCATGTTCTTCCCTCAAGTATATCATCAAAGCCTTCTAAATATTTGTTTCTTATAGGGTCCTGCAGTTCTTCTCTTACCTGCATGTATTCTTCTATGGCTGCCATGGAGCTCATATCCTTTATTCTATCAGAATTATAGGCTCTATTTAATTTATTAAGCATACTACCTGCTTTATGGTAATGGAAGAAATTAACAAGTACATTTTCCTGGAACATTAAATCATCTTCTATTTTCTTATTTTCAAGAACAAAATCCTTCATTGCTACAGAATTAATATTCACAGTTCTTTTATGATCACTCATTTTCCAGTCTTTTCCAAAATGCTTCATACCAATTTTTTGTACAAAATTGTAGAGTAATCCTGGATTTCCTTCTTCATTTAAATAAGTTTCATGCAATTCTCTTATAATCGGTTGAGTTACAAACCAGGTAGCCACTTCAGAGGCGTCTCCAGTGAGCTCAGTTCCTTTTACTGCAAGTCTTTTGTTAGTAGGACCTGCTCTCATGATAAGATTAATTACAGGAAATGTAAATGGGTTAGCCTCAATAACATCCATCATAGGATTCTTACCATTATCTACAGCAAGGTTAAGGTATTTATTTATGAGATATGTAATAAGATTTCCAGAGTCATCTTCTGTTCTGTTTAATGCAGTTTTCTTTTTACTATCAAATTTAATAGCTGATTTTCCTTCTAATTTAAGATTCTTTGAGTTCTGTCCTATAGCTGCTCCTGTTAATGCGGTTGCTTCTATAGCTATTCCCGTCTTTCCTACTTTATTTCTATACTCCAGTTTCTCTTCAGTCATTACATTCTGTGGATCTAGATTTTCTGGGAATGCTGCTGGATCTGATTTTCTTATTTCCTTAACGGCATCAGGTAGAGTCTGAGAATCAACAGTTTGTAACATTTCAGAAAGATGTGCAGGATTTGTAAGAACTGCATTAGATATATCAATAAAAGCATTTTCTAATCCTCTTTTATTTCCTGTTTTAAGATTTTTAATATCATATCTGACTTTAACTGCTTTTGCTTTAACTCCAAGTTCTTTCTTTTTACTATTTATATAGTCTCTAGCCTTAGTCGCTGCTTCATCCAGTTCTACTGTATTGTATCTTAAAACCTCATCACTATGTATAGGATCTTTTAAAATTAGATCTGCTTCTTTGTCACTTAAATCAAATCCTGATTCTTTGAGTTGAGATTTAAATGCTCCAAGTTCATTCCATTTTTCTCCACTCTCTGTAGTATATCGTATATCTGCATTAGGGAACATTAAGAATAACTTATCAATATCAAAATCCGACCCCATTTGAGTTGTGATTTCTCCAGGAACTAATATAGCTTTACCCATTGCTTCAGGAAGAACTCTTTTTATCTTAAGAGGAAGCATTGAGTTCTTACCTTGTGTAGGTATACGGTATCCTATAATTTCTAAAAGAGTTGGGTCTACACTAGATAAATCAAATTCTCCATTTTCATCTTTAGGAAGATTTAGCTTCTCAGCTAGATGATAAGGTAATGCTACTTCTGCAGATATTATTCTTCCTTCTTCATTTTTAACAAAATTTAAATCTTGAACGGGGCCATTCTGTTCTCTAAAACCTCCAAGTTCAGCAATCTGTACTAAAGCATTTCCATTTATACCTAATCTTAATAGATTTTTTTTGAATAAACTGAATATGATTTGTTCATATTTCTTCTGATAAGCAGGCATTCCTAATGGAGTTGCAAAGTCATAGGTATTTATAGGTCCTGTTTCTAGATATTTAACTATTGGTTTTAAGTCAAGGGCGTTGATGTAATTATCTGGTAAGTCATTACTTTCTGCAGATTTTCTTAAAACTTGTCTTAGTTTTTTAAGAAAGCTAAGTTTAGCTCCTTTATCTTTATTAGATTTGAGATATTCAGAGTAACCTAATTCCCCATATAAACGGTTCCTACCATTAGCTATCATTTTTATTATTGTATCTTGATATGCTTCCAGTAGTTCTTCCCCTGTCATAGATACTCCAGCAACATCATACTTCCCATCTAAATTATTTTTAATGTTAGCAGGAAGAAGTTTCATAAACTGAGATCCTATTTTTCCTTCTTTACCACTTTCAGGAATTATCTGAGGTATTCTTTGAAATCTTGTATTTAATTCCATAGAATATAAATCTTTTAGGTTAGTTATGTAACCATTTTCATCAAACTTAAGTTTAAGAGGAGCAGTAAGTCCTACCTTAATACCAGAATCCATATTAATTTCATCTATTTTATTAAGTTCCATATGCTCTCTTAAAGAATCAAATGCTGGATGGTTTTTAGTAAATTCTTCAAGTAGAGGCATTGTAGAGTGTTTAACTAAAACTCTTACTATTCTACCGTTTTGTAAATAAAGGCCATCGTGGTATGTTTTAATTGGACTTAGTTTAGGTTTTATAGTATTTCCTTCAATGTCTGTAAATGAGAACTTTCCAGTATTAAGATAGTTCTTATAAGCCATATCATGATTATCTCCCCAAGTTCCCTGACCTTCCATCTTAGCTTTATGTTTAGCTAAAGTTGTAAGGCCCATTGCATCTGTTTTATTGGACCCTTTTCTATAAGCTTTTACAGCTGCTTTTCCTGCTAGCTCCTCTAAAGCATCTAGATTTTTGGAATCTAATTTAAAGATATCTTCTACGGCTCCCATTTGATAGGTTGCCATGTCGCCATAAGTAGCTCCATCTGCAAATTCTTTCAAGAAGGCTTCAAGTCCTGGAGTAGCTAATCCTCCATATCTTTTTGAAGTTGTTGCATAGTCTTTATAGAGAGCTAAATCTCCTGCAGTCATTTTTATAATCTCATTTTTAGCTATTATATTAGCCGCAACATAATCTTTAATAAAGTCTTCTACACTATTTTCATAAAGGGCAAGTCCTCCTGGATCTATTTGATTTACTTTTCTTCTACCCTGTGTAGAGTTTATATTTTTTTCTCTTATATCTTTAAGCTGTTCTTGTACTTGATTATTAACATATGTATCTATCTCATCTAAAACATTTTTAAATAAAGAATAAACTTTGGGTTGTTCTCCTTGTTTTTTTCTAGCTGAATCATTACTACTGTATAATAGTTGATCATCAGAGTTATCTAATGCATACTTTAGAAGTTCTTGTCCTGCTTCGGTCTCATTTAAAAATTCAAACTGACTGAATCTCAATCCTCTAGGACTTTCTTTATGTTTATGTAAACTTTCTATTTTAAGAGCTCCCGCTTGAATGTCTGCTTGTACTCTTTGGGCCCTTTTTAGGTCTTGTACTACGTATCCAAGGAATATTTCTTCAATATTTTTGGTTTTATATTGGTGTAGTTTTTTATTATAACTTATTCTTGGAATAGTTAGAAGTGCCATTTTAGATCTGTCTGCCAATGTAGGTAGAACAATTTTCATTTGTCTTTTACTACCATTATTAGCAAAAGAATTTAATCTATGTAATTTTGATAATAAAGGAGACATATTCTCAAAGGTATTTTGAGAAGTAATTTCATTCTTTTTCTTATACGTGTCAAATTCTTCATATGCTAGAATACTTTTGAACTTAGATTTGTTAGAAACTATTGAAGATAAGAATAAGGAGTTATTGGGACTATCTACTAAAGCCCCTTCAGGAAAATAAAATGGATCTTCCATAAAATCTCTAACCCATAGATTCCAAAATTCTGTTGAATCGGGGTTAAAGTTTTTAAAGCTTGCAAACATTCTAGTTAGAGTTGTATGCATATTTATAGGATGTATAGACTTTCCTTCTCCGTTTATAAAGGATCCCTGCACAGAAGCTTCAAATTCTTTAGATATTTTTAAAAATCTATTTATAACACTTCTATCTGTTACAAATGGATCTTTTCCATTTTCTATATTTTTTAATAAAGTATCAATTCCTACATTATTATTACTATGAGAAGAGGTTCCAGAAGTTAAATATCTATATAGCTCACCTGATTTAAGAACTTTATTGCCCACCTTTATTCCATTATCTAAAGCATTTCTTAAGATAGAGGAGGGTATATCTATTGACATTGAATCTAGAAAAGAAGAAAGAGCAGTTATATGTCTCATTTCGGGAACAGCTATATCGTTCTTTATTTCTTGAATTATATCTAAAGCCTTCTTCATATTGGCAGCCTTAGTCTGGTTTATTTTTAATGTACCAAAATCATCTTTACTAAATAATCCTTTATTATCACTTCTTTTGGATTCTAAATTCCATTTTTTAAAGATTCTATTTTCAGACTTATTAGTATTGGTATTAAAGTATCTTATCTTGATTGTAACATCCTGATTTCCACCTTCTAATTCTACAATATCTACTTCTTCTATAGCTCCTACAAAGTCTAAATAAGTCAGAGACATATTCTTATAGAAGTCCGCTATAAATTCCCAGTTTTTATTACTTACTTCCTGATCTAACATATCAGCTACAGTGTTTAGAACTTCTTTATTGTTTCCAGAAAATCTAAGCTTATTTAACATGTCGTTAAATGTTACGGAATTGATGATAGTATATGCTACTTCTTGATATATTTCATCAAAAGGAACTGTTTTATTAGTACCTAAGATATTTTTTACAGGTTTTCCGTCTATTAACATAGGAACTCTGCTTAAGAAAGATTTTACTTTTCCTGATAAAGAATCTTTTCTGCTCTCTTCTGCATAGTTTCTTCCATATATGCGTTCTTCAAATATATCATCTTCAAGTTCTGAGGTAAGATCTCCGTGTACTTTTAATCCATGTTTAGGAAGCTGTCTTTTAGCTAAATATACCCAACCATTTTCTACAGGATTTTCTAATTCATCTTTAGAAAATTGAGTATTCCAATTTTTGTATATACTTCCAAATATCTTCCATTTAGCACTAACATTTATATTAGCATCTTTTTTAGCTGTGAAATTTTTACCTCCCTCCGAAAGAAGGTCGTAATGTTTCTTAGCTATATTAATTGGAGGGTTTGTTACATGTCCTGTAGAATCTTTGGTAACAAACATTGAGGTCAAGAATTGATTTCTAATATTATTGTAGATTATATTAGGATCTACTCCTTGTTCGAGTTCTTCATATAGTTTTTTAAATTCAATATTTATAGTATCCAATACTTCTTCCTGTTCAGAAGTAGTAAATCCTTTCTTAAGAGAAAATGCAGCTTCTCTCTGGAATCTTTTGTTTGTATATCTGCGATTAATTCTTCCAGACTCTATATTAGAGAAAAGTTGATCGATTGTTCTTCCTTTGGTAAGGTAAGTTTTGATATAGTTTAATAAATCTTTAAAGAATTTTGCTACTCTGCTTAATAATCCTGAAGGTTTTTGATTAGATGTAACATAGCCTCTGAATTGTTCTGCTAGTCGTTCTTCTAGAATCATATTGTTAAGCTCTTCTTTGCTTATTTCTTGTTCTCCTCTTATAGTTTTTTTAAATATTTTACCACCCTTTTTAGTAAAGTATCCTTCTGATTCTCTTTGTTTTAACTCCGCTGCAGTTACTGTTCCAGCTTCTTTTAAAATTTGTTCTTGCTGTGCATCTGTTAAAAAAGATCTGAATACAGCATGAAATGCTTCGTGGTATTCAGTTCCTATTTCTGCATTCTTACTTAAGTAAATTAGACCTTCATGAAAAACACCAGCTGTAGAGGCATCTAAATGTCCCAATTTAAGCACTTGTCTGGACTCATTGAATGTAAGACCTCTCTTATTCAACCAAGCAGCCGCTAAGTCCATATTAATACGTTCTCCTCCAGTATCTATTAGACTAAAGGAACCATCTCCTAATTCACCTTCTTCTAAATTGTTATCATTTTTTAGAGGATTAGGCGCAAGATCGCCCTCACCAAATAAATCATCTGATTTACCTTTTGTATAACCTGTTCCTTTTTCTGGTATTTCTCTTCCTGTAAGATCACTTTCTTTAGTTTCAGCTAGATATAATTCATATTCTTCTTTAGCCGCTAAATCTGGAATTTGACCTTGTGCAAATGAGTCTTTTAAACTAAAAGTCATTCCTACATCAAAAAAGAAATTACCATCAGTTCCTCTTACATCTGATGCTAGTATTGTAGTCGGTCTCCCGTCTCTAGCATCTGCTACTTCTTCATTAGGATTTCCATTTATGTCTGGAGCACCCATTAAGTAATGTTCATAACTACGGTATTCTTGTTCTGTTACAAGACTTTTATATGTTCTTCCTGTTCTAAGTTCTGTGTTCTTTATATTATACTTCTTATTTTCAATCATTTTACGCAGAACAGTCCCTATTTCTATATTAACAGTTTTTCCAGGTACCTTATGGAGTGTAGTTTTTCCTTTATGTATTCTAGGTTCTTCTATATTTACATCTACTAAACCTGAACTGCTTTCTATAGCTTCTCTAAAGCTTTTGTATTCTATAGAGTAAATTACCTCTGATTCTTCGTTTGGTTTAAACTTGATGTATTTTTCGTTTGTAGCTTTATTTACATTTAATTGAATGAATGTATCAAAAAGTAAAGCTTGATCGTCTTCATAGTTTGCATATATTACTTCTTGTGCTTCTTCAAAATTTCCTAATATTATTTGAGACATTACATAGTCTACTGCAGCCTGAGATAGATTAGATGTTGATAGTTTTACTGGAACGTAGTGTCCACTTGGATTTATAACAGTTGTCCAAACTTGTCCATCTTGATTTCCTTTAGCCCCTGTTAAATTAATTGATCCAAGCTCTCTCCTCATTTTATCAGAAGTTTCTTCTAAATATAGTTGAGGTGTGGATGAGTTTTCTCCTAAAAATGTTGTAGAGCCTATTGTACTAAATACAAAAAGAGGAGCATTTTTTCTTTCTAAACTAAAAGTTCCATCTCCATTATCTTTCCATGCAGTGTTGAACGCATCAAATCCAGACTGCCATAATGGGAGTCCTTGTGGTGTCCTTGCGTTCCTTAGATTATGAACACTCGTAGTATTGCTGTAATTAGCGTAGTCATAACTAACAAGATTTACCTGGGCATCAGTTTTTTCTCCCTTCTGATAATTACTCCAGATAGCTTGTCTTTCTGCTTTAAATTTTTCTCCAGCTCGTAATTTACCTATTACTTTAAATTCTCCACTTTCAGGATCTTTAATTTCTACATACATAGGAACTTCCAAGTAATGATTCATCGGAGATATTGTATCCTTTTTTTCGTCCCAATATTTAGTTTTTTCATCAATGAATACCCTAACTTCTGCATCTTCACCTATATTAGGATTGCTTAATAATGAAAGATCAGGTTGATAGTTTTCGTCTGTATATATAGGTTCTTGTGTAACAGGGTCTAGAACTAAGGTATATTCTCCATCTATAATTGTTAATTCTAATTCTTTAGGAGATAATTCTACTTCTCCCAAAGTTTTTCCTTTTCCTACAGCCTCTGCCCCAGGATTTATTTCAGTAATTGAAGCAAGAGGGCTTATACCTGCAAGTTCTTCTATAGTTGGTCCTTCTGGTTTTATTTCTTGAATCTCTATTTCTGATGCTTTTTGTTTAGCTTCTTCAGATTGTTCATAAATTAATACCCCATCGTCAGTTTGATAAACTTTACTACCATCTTCAGTTGTTCCTACTAAATTCTTTTCTGTACCGTCTGAGCTCACTACCGTAGAAGCATCCTCAATTCCATTTACTTCTTCGTTTATAGAGCTTGAAGCAGTTAATTGATCATCTAATTGGTTTTGTATTTCCTTCCCAGTTGAGCTTTGGGCTAAAGCGCCTGTGTCTTCTCCTGTAGATACTTTTAATTCTTTTACTCTTTTTGCTATGGCCACCATAAGTTGACCTCCTTCTACAGGATTAAGAGTGGTTTTTAATTCTTTTATATTAGCAATTAGATCTCCAAGTTCTGCGTCATTAGCTACTTTTATTTTCTCAAGGAGTTGGAGATATTCTTCCGATCCAGCAAGAATTGGCTCCTCTGCTTCGGAGACATCTTCATCAAGTCCTTCATTAATTTCTTGTCCTGCAATTTGTTCAGAAGGCGAGTTTTCGTAGTTTGTTTCATTTGAATTTTTATTTAAAGGGTTTCCTTTTAGAGGAGTAAGTACTTCCTCTTTAAACTTAGTTAAGATAGAATTTACTATACGTCCTTTCTTGTTATAACTTCCATCTTTTTTTCTAAGTTTGCTTTTAGGTAAAATTTCCCTAAGTTTTCCATTTTTGTCCTCTTTATATACTTTAGAAGAGAAAGGATCTGCTTGATTAAATTCTACTAAATAATTACCATCTTTAAGAGGGATAATCATATTTGAAGGATTCTGTACAAATTCTTCTAATAAGGCATCATAGATTAGCAAATAATCTGCAATGTCATATCTAAGTTCTCCTTCAAATAGTACTTCATTTCCTCTAGAATCAATTAGTTTAACTCCAGTGATATTGCCTGCTTCATCTGTTATAATAGAGTCTGCAGGACTAATTGTGTCGATCATCATAAGATGATCTCCAATATACATTACTACTCTATCTCCTTCACTTGAAAGAGATATAGGATAGTATCCATCTTTTGGAATGGCTATATCATGATTATATAATGCTTCTTGATTACCTCCTCCTGCAATTATAATCTCATCATTAACTAAGTATTCATTTGTTTCAGGGTCTATACTTAATGTAGCTAACTCTCCTTTAAATATTACGGGTATTACATCTGTAGGATCTACAAATAGTTCAGCTAAGGTAAGATCATCATAACGAGGATCTTTCATATCCTCAATTTCTTTTCTTCGAGCTCTTTCATCATCCAAGTCTCTGGCCACTTGGTTTCTTCGTCTTGTAAGTTTAGCTTTTTCTGCTCCTAATCTTCTACGTTCTTTTCTGGAGTATTTATCTTTTTCTTTTCTAACTACCTCACTAAGTTTTTCAAGGAAAGGTCTTAGCGCTTCTCTATCATTTCTTAGTTTTTTAGATTCTTCATTATATCGCTCTTTTTCAGAAGCAGTTAATTCATCATATGTATTCTTTTTTCCGTCTGTAAATTCAAGAATACTTAAGCCTCCCATTTCTGACCAGAGTTCCCAAGCTTCTTTAAGAAGTTCGTTTTTCTCTTGTAGAGTTAGAGGTACTAACTCTTCTACAAGTTTACCTGCTACAAATTCTCCTCTTGAGTCTATATCATCAGGAAGTTTAACTTCTTTCTTTTGGGCTCCTTCTGTAAGTAATGTGGTAATTTCTCTTAATCTATCTGCGAACTGTTCATTTCTTTGTTCTCTAACTTCTATACCCTGCGCTTCTTTATTAAATTCCTTACTTCCTAACTTTTTAAGTCTTTGAGTATGAGCATCTAATAGCTCATCAGCCCAACCTAGAGCAGTCTGTGCTCCTACTATATTATTGGTTAGTGGATTGTCTCCTATATTATCTAATATCTTTTTATCAATATCTGTTAGCTCAGTTTCTTGGGCTTGTATTTTAGCTTTTAAAGCAGTCTTTCCTATTTCTATGGCTAATTTTTGTTCTTCAACTATCTTCTCAAGCTTTTCTTTTTCTTCAGCAGATAAACCTTGTTTATTTTTTAATATAAACTCAGCTCCAGCTATTCTTTTTTCAGCAGCAGACAGATTTATTTGCATATCAAATATTGCACGTCCGTTAGCAGAAAGCTCAGTTATTCTAGGAAAGTTATTATAAGCTTCCTCTATTTCAGCTTTTAAAAGAGGTCTTTGCTTACTAAGTTTATTTACCATAAACTCACTTTGTGTAATAGGGGCAATTAAATTAGCTGAATATTTGGGACCATTCTTTTCATAGAGTTCCCCAATTTGTTTTACATCCTCAATAAGTTCATCAATTCCTAGAGCAAAATCATTTCCTAAGTTATACTGTGCTTTTTCTTCAGCAGTAGTTCCTTTCATTTCTTCAAGGTTGCTTATAAGTTGATCTAGGTTACCAGCCTGAGCAGCATTTAATCCAAGATCAAAAGCAGCATTAGCCTTTGCTTGATAATAAGCAGCTTCATTCCCTGATTCAGCGGCTGCTTCTATCTGTTTTGAGTGGTATGATATATTCTCACTTCTCTTTTGTGCCTCAAGAACTCTTCTTTCGTTTTCAGTAGTTCCTCCTTTTGACTTAAGTATGTAATCATTGACTTTTCTTCCTGCTGTTTGCATTACACCCGCACCAAAAGCTCCAAATGTAGCTGCTGTCCATAATTGACCGTCTGTTAGATATTTTGAATATCTTTCTCCAAAACCCTCTTTTCCTCTTATACCTGCTTCTATATCAGCCATATACATTCCCTCTTCTCCAACCATAAATTGGTAAGCTTCTTCCGCACCTTCACTGATCATATCAAAGCCTATAGGAGCTGCATAGTTTTTTATAGCGGCAGTTTTAGAAGTACCTTCAATTGCTGCTTGCTTTACACTTCTAATTTTTTTAGCTGCCCTAAAGCTTCGTCCTAATAATAAATATTGAGGAATATCCTGAGCAAGCATAGCCCAGTTTGCATTATATGTAAAAGTTGCAGCTCTTGCAGCTGCTTCCGTGGCTTGTTCTTCTGACTTACCGAGAGATATCATTTTCTCATATTCTTGTTCAAATATTCCAGAAGATTCCATCATACTTTCAGCATGTCTGGAGGCAATAGCTTGATTTAATCCTGTGGTAATCCAACCATAGGACGCTGGATTTTCTGCTTTACTTAATGTTTTAAGTCCTTTTCCTAATCTTCCAGTAGGAGCAATTGCTCTAGATAATCTAGCACCTCCTCTTGCAAGCATACTTGTTCCTTTAGCCCAACCAGCTGCAGGTATCATTATAGATAAAGTGGATGCTACGGAAACACCATTTGATAGCCACCATCCCAAATCAGAGGGAGCATATGTGCCAGGATCATCTTCGTAAATAGGAGTAGCTTCTCTAGTCCATTCTTTTAAGCCTATTCCTATATCTGACAACCAATTTCCATATTCTTTTTGAACATTATTAGAAGCGTCCTTTACATCTTGCCAATCTAAAAGATATCCTATTCCCTCTAAAGTTCCTCCAAGTATTTCTCCTACTAAAGTTTGGTTTACAAATCCTAAAATTTGGTCTCCTATAGGTTGGTTTCTTCTTCTGGCTTCTTCTGCTGCCTGTACTGCTGTATTGTATTTAGAAAGAAGGTCGTATTCATTAGTTGTACTACTTAGCCTAAACTCATTTCCTAATTTATTATAAAACTCTTCAAAACTTACGCCTGTTCCTTGAGGCATTCCTCTCTGCTCAAGATAATTTTGCGGTAAATGATCTTTGTACTTATCTATTGTTTGTACATAACTTTTAAAATCAGGGATAACTATACGTTCATTTTTCTTCTTATCTCCATTTTTCCCTACACCAGTCCCCTGTCTTCCATAATTAAAGTTTCCTTTAGGGAGAGAAATACTTGGTTTGCGTAATTTCTGCTTTTCTAAAGATTCGGGAAGCTGTGTTATTGGGTCCAATTTCTCCTCTACCTCTACAACTGGAATGTTTTTCTTAGCCATACTCTAGTAGTTTTCTTCCTGTAACATGAAGTTTTCAAAATCTTGTACTGTCCAACTATGATTTTCACTTTGTTCTAAAAGTCTTTCATATTTAGCAGTTGCTCTTATTATTTTTCCTACGTCTGCAATAGTTTTTGCAACAACTGTTTGACTCTCCGTTACTCCAAAATTATCTTCATAACTTACATTCATAGTATACCTACCTTTATCTAGAGGAGTAGCTTCAAAGGTAACACCAGATTCTTTATAATATAGATTTTGATTATTGTTTTCTAGTTTATACATTTTTCTGGAAAGGTCTGGATTATCAAAAGCAACAAAGTTTATATAATCATTTCTACCACTTACAGTAGTAGGATCTGATAAATAATTTGAATATAATTCTCTAGCTCTAATTAAGTTGTATTCTACAGCCTCAGCACCTGTTAGAGTCATTGTAACACTTACATCTTCTTTTCCTGTTATTGGTTTATCTGAAGTAGCAGAAATGCCATAATCTACTATTCTCTTAACAGTTCCTTCAAATTGTGCTTCATCTCTAAGTTTATTTGTTAACTCCATAGCAAACTTAATAGTTGATGCATCAATATCATTCTTATCTATTATTTTTCCAGTAGCATTATCTCTTATTTCCCATAAGTCTAAGTGTCCTTTAAGATCATCTAAAATTGCATTGGTATTTTCTGAAGCTGGAAGACTTACTATATTTCCTTGAGCATTTACTGTTTTTGGTACATAGGTTTTATCTGCTTCATTTAAAGCTCTTCCTCTTGGGAATGCTGTTGATACTTCATTAAATGTAAGTTGTTCAGCATTAGTTAATTTATTTGTTGCTCCATTTTTAAAGGCTTCTAGTCTTTTTTGACTGTTTAAAAATTTAGCTTGCGCTTCTCCATTTAAATACCAAGCATAAATTCTATCTCCATCCGAGTCTCCTCCAGTAGGTACTCCTCTTAAGTTTAAAAATTCATTTAAAGAACGTCCATTATATCTTCCTCCAAGTTTAGTATTTCCAATATTAACAGAGCCATCAGCTTCTATTAAGTCATGTAAAGGTAATACTCGTTCTCCGTTAACCTCTTGACCTTCACCTGTAACTAATACTGGATCTACACCAAATACAGCTTGCCATAAATTTTTAGCTTGGGGAGTAAATAATTTTTTGCTTTGTTTAGTATCATCAGAATGATAAATATTCATAGTTCCGTCTGAATTTAAATTGTAGTATAAACCTTTACCACCAGTTGTTAATCCCCCGTTTTGAACTTGATCTGCTAAAATTTCCAAATTAGTAATATCATCATTTCTTAAGTTATTTAAAGCTTGTGTAGATATCGTATTTGCTGTACTGTACTTCTTATTATCTTCATATATTTTCTTTTGTTTATTATATACTTCCGATCCTCCTTCATAGTTTTGGGATACAGCAGACTCCGCATGATTATTAGCATTTGCAACACTTGCAATATAATTTTCTTTAGAATATTTAATGTTACGATATTCAACAGGAAGATAGTCTGGATTTAACATTTCTTCTGGAGTTTCACTAACAAATATGTTTCTTTCATCTTCATTTAGTCCTAAATTCGGATCTCCTGTGATTGCTTGATGTATTACATTAGGATCTGTACTACCAGTTTCTTGTTGATATTTATTATAAGCGGCTATATAATTTCCTTTTGCAGATAATATATCTGCCATTCCATTATCTAAATCTTGGATCTAATTCTTGTGGAGTACCTTTTACATTTAATGAAATATCTTGTGGATACAGCATTTGTTCTTCATAATTTGTTTTTTGTGCTGTCCTTATTGCTGTGGCTATATCACTCTTATAAGAAGGATTATGGTTTTCCATTCCTATATCATAAAGATGTTGGAATATAAATTCTCCTTGGTCTAATGGATCCCCTACATTTTTATTAAGAAGTTTGGCAACATCTTCATCATTTACTGTTGGAGTAACTCCATTAGCTATTAAATAATCATATTCATTTCTTAATTGTCCTCCTGCTGGATGTCCAGGAGCAGAGAATGTCTGGTATCCTTGCATAGCAGCATTGGCTATCTTTGCTTTGCTTACTTCTGTTACACTTGTTTCATAAGCAAACTGTCTACCTGTAGTTGGGTCTGTATACTGTTTTACATTTTCTATCGTAGCGGCAGGTATGTTATTGAAAAGAGGTTCTACTTCCTTTCTTACATTAATACCTTGATGAATATTGTAATCGCCTAAGTTATTACTTCTCCATCCTCCAGAGCCTGGAGTAGTGTATTTTTTATATAAGTCATTATATTTAAAATCCCAATGTCCTGATAAAGCATGTCCTCCTTTTTTAGTAAGCTCCTCCATTCTTGCTAATTCCTTTTGATGGTGAGCATAGTGATTTTCAATTTTCTCTATATTCTTATCATCTTGAAGACTTCTTGTAAGTTGAGTAAACTTCCTCATGTATTCAGGATCAGATAGATCTTGATTTACAGACTCATTCACAAAAGCTTGTACTTCTTTTTCTTTTTTATCTGCGTATCCTGTATCATCTCCAGGTAATGCATTAATTTCATAGTCGGCATATTGGTCTATTAAAGCTTTATTGGTATCGTATCTTTTTTGTTTAGCATTTAATGCTCCTGCCATTGCACTCAATGGGAGAGGAACAAATTGAGATTGATAATTTCTCGGACGTGCTCTATAATATAAATTAGCTCCTGGCATTTCTTATGTTCTTAAGTGATAGGTACAACGGTCCAACCGTCTTTTGTTTTTTCCAGCTTATAATTACCTGTTTGTAGTAATGGAATAATATCTCTTTGATAATCCATAGCTTTCTTATCTTTATATAAACCTGCTACATCTCCCCCTATATTTGTTAGGTGAGTTGAGAGTGCCATTTTTCTTGCATCATCAGCTGCTATATCTAATTCTGCCGCTTTATTTTTAGCAGCAATATTTGAAGCATCTATAACATCTTGTCTTTGGATTCGATTAGTATCTGCAGCAGTGTCTATGCCAGCTTCTGCTATAGCAGAATCTATAGCTATATCTCCAACCATTGATGGATAAGGCAAATTAGGATTATTTCTTGCAATAGATCTTAAAGCTCCCAAAGAATCTGCTCTACCTCTCTTAATTATATTTTTTTGAAGAGTAGTATCATATTTTTGAGCATCTCCCATTAATCCTGGACTTCTAGCCTCTTTCTTTCTAAGATTTTGAATTATTCCATATAGGTCTCCTGCTCCTTGAGCAGCTGCTATCCAAGGATTTATGCCGTCACCAGATACTTTATTATTTTTATCATCATCGTCATCATCATCGTCATCTTCTGTTTTCTTTATTCGGGTTGGATCAGGAGTTACAAATTTATAAGGTTGATTTTCTTGTTCATATGGTGTTGGTCCTAATTTTGGGTATTTTTTTTGTAAGTCTAAATCAGCAGCTAAATTTTTAGAATCGCCCCAATCTGGAGTTCCTAATAAACTTTCAAAGTATGCTTGGTTTTCGTCTCTTGTATGAAGAGGTTGTGGGTTTAATCCTGCTATATAATCTAAAGTAGATTGATCAATAGGAGGAGGATTTCCAAATTGAGCTTTAGGACGTGCATAAGGATTTCTATTTCCACCATAGCCAGCCCAGCCTCTTGCATTCTTTGCAAAGTTTGCCATCTTAACTACTTCTGGAGAGAATTTAGATTTGTTTTCATCCTTCATTATGTGATCAGCTGCTCCAGGAACAGTAGTCTTTCCACCTAATTTCGCTTTATTATTAGCTACCCAATTAGTAAACTTTCCTTTATTTTTGTCTTTAATGTGGATACCTCCATATTTAGCTTGTGAAACTTGTGAATTTTCTTCTGCTCTTTGTTCTATGTCGGGATAAAGATCCATTGGCTGTGCTTGTGACATCATTTGTGTAGGATCTATCCCTAAACTTGATATCTTATCCCATGAATTTTGTATGCTACCCATTTCATCTAATGCCATTTGCTCCCGCACTTGCTCTTGTTGTTCTTTTAAAGCTTGTAATTCGGCATTCTTAGCATTTTGTGATGCTGAATCTCCAGGTCGTATATCATACTTGTTTATAATAGCTTGAGCTCTTTGTGCAAATGTTGCCATAACTTTTATTTTTTACGTTTGGTTTTTCCACCAGATTTAAATTCTATTCTATCTGAAAATATATATTCTTCTCCGCCATTAGGATTTATCCAAGATACTTCATTATTTTCTACTTCAATTTTATTTGGATTTACTTTGCCTCCATAATCATATCCTATAGGAATGCCTCCCTGTTCGTGAGTTGCTCCTCTATATACGTTAGTATTATCTTCTCTTGGTCCTCCCATTGCTCTTTTATAAGGAAGCATTGGTTTTGAACCTCCACAAGCATATGGATTTCTTGGACCACCATAAGCGGTTTTTAAGCCAGCATTTTCCATGAAGGGCATTATACCTGGAAGAAGAACATCTCCAGCGACTTTTCCCCAATTTGTATCTTCTGATGCTATTTCATCAATTACTTTTTCATGTACAGGTTTTATTACATTTGCTGCTTCTGATCCCCATCCTCTTGTTCCTTCATTTTCTACAAACTCTTTTTTTCCTGTATTTGGATTTATTTCTTCAGCTCCTAAGAAAGAAGTTCCTAAGTCAGAGGCCATATTAGCAGCAGCAAACCAAGGAAAAATAGCACCAACAACTCCTTCTGTAGCTTGATTTACTTTATCTCCAGTTTCTGCATCTTTTATATTATCTTGTATTTGTGATTGATTCCATTCTTCATAAGCCTCGTTATACATTGGTTCCACTCCTCCTGTAGCTCTTCTTCTTCTTCCTCCATAAGCTGCAGGTAATTGTTTGTAGTTTTGTCCAAGACTAAAAGCAGGTTGTCCAGTTTCTGCTCCTAATTCAGAATATCCCGTATTAAAAAAGTCTTGATTTGTTAAATCAGGCATTCCACTAGGATTTACAGTTGATTCATTTATTATCTCTCCTTCAGGTTTTTTAAGATTTGAAAAAGTATCTATAAGACCTGTTCCTGTTTCAACAATATTTGTAGCTTTCTGAACATCTTCGTTCTTACTAGTAGACCCTACAGCGCTTACTACTTGTCCTGCTTGTCCTGCCGCTCCTGCATAATCTCCCGTATAAGCATCAACAATAGCCCCTACTCCTCCACTAATTCCTTTCCAAAGAGCACTATTCGAATCTCCCCCAAATAAATCAACGCCAGCATCTATACCTTGATTTATAGTTCCTCCTATACCCATCTGTGGTACATTTCCTTGTCCTCCTTCTTGAACAGCCATAACCATTTGTTGAATAATTTGTTGTTGTTGTTCTGGTGGACTTTGTTCCAATTGTTGCATTATAGTTTGAGGATCTTGATTACTTATTTGAGCATAAGCCATTATAATTTGTTGAATTTGATCTCCCTGTCCTCCTTGTTGTTGAGGTTGTCCTCCATAAGGAAAAGTGGGCATAGGTTCAGGAACTCCTGTACCTGCCGTTGGGCCTTGAAAAGGATTATTTGAAAGATATGGATTAAAATTTCCTTTTTCGTAAACTTGTTTTTCTCCTGAACCTGTAATCTCTCCCGAATAATCCTCACTTCTAATATTAAAAGGAGTTACTCCTGCCTTAGTCAAAAAAGTTGTATTTAATTGTGAAGGATTACCTGCGTTCTCTTGTATACTTGCACTTCTTATTTTTTCAAATAATGCATACGGATCGCTAGTATCTTCACTAACATAGGTGTTTTCAATTAAATTAGGATTATTTAACGAAGTTAATTGTTTTGATAATACTTCTTTATTACTTTGATTTCTTACTACATCAAGATCTTCAGGATGTGGTGGGGGCCCTCCGTGGGAATATTTTTTATTTTTTCTCCTACCTCCATAAGCATTATTTATTATATCTTTAGCTTCAGGAAAAACAAAACTTTCTCCGCTCCCTCCTACGGCTCCTCCAGTTGTAGGTTGTAGAAGGTTTCCCTGCTCATCGTACATTATACTAGCATCTGTAGGATCTACACCTCCTTGTAAAGTGGTTTGTTCAGTAGATACATTGCTATATAAAGGTCTTCCAGTTACTGGGTCTTGGCCAATAACTTGCTTTTGACCCATATTCACATTAGGATTAACATTATATCCCCTAGTATTTATTTTAGGAATGGTAGGTTCTTCTCTTTGAAAAGTTACTGGACTATTTCCTGGAGATAATAAATTTGCATATTGTGCATTTTGTGTACCATAAGCTCCTGTTGAACTGCCCGTTGTTTCTGAACTTCCTATTAAAGACGGGTCTCCTATTCCATATTTTTTTGCATAGGTAAGCCAATTACTCATTGCATCCTGATATTGTGGAGATATAGAAGACATTTCGTTTTCAGGAATATATCCTACGAAATTAGGATTATTTTGTCTTTTTAAGTACTCAGCTTGTAGTGGACCTTGAGCTTCTGTCATGGCTGAATATGCAGAGGTAAGAGCGTTCCACTCGTCTTCTGTCATATTTTTTAATTCCTTTCCCTGTAGGATATATTTTATTGGGTCTGTTGGCTCTGGCATATTTGTAAAAATAATGGTTTATCTAATACATAACAAATAAATTATCTAATGTCATCCATTAGTTGGTATGGAATGTAGTATTATATCATGTAGTATTAATCTTTTATTGTTGGTATTATTAAATTTTAATCTTAAAAAGACATATGGATTTCTAAGACGAGCTCCTTGCTGGTCTCTAGGTAAAGTAATTCTCCATTTTCTCATTCTTCTTTTAATAGAATCATTCACTACTAAAGGAATTGCTCCAGTATCTTGATAATCATTCCAGAGTTCCATTTCTGTTATAGTAGAATTAGCTTGATCTACATCATTAATACTAACTTCTGAACTTAATTCTAAATTGTTAAATACTGTAGTAATATCTGCATGAGGGTTTAATATTATTGTAATCTCCGAGTCATAAAACTTTCCATAAAACTCTCCATAGGTTCCCATATTATGTTCATGAATATCTTGACTAACTTCTCTACTTTCAGATAATAATCTTCTTCCTGCATTAATATAAATTCTTGGTTTGTAATCTAAGAAGGATTCAAATGCTTGTATATATTCATTAAAAGATATAGTAACTGCATTTTCAAAAGTACTGAGACCGTCTTTATCTACCAACCAAATCCATCTTAAATCTACATCAGGATCTATAGCAGGATTACCTGTTATGATTATCTCGCTTGCCTCATAATAGTATGAAACAGGATATCCAAAGGTAATTATATCTCCTGGATAGTATTTTGTATCTGGTTGTATTGTTAATATTTTATTAGAGTCAAGAAAAGTCATTAAAACTCTTTCATTTCTAATATCAAAAACTCCATGTACTCCATAGGATCCTTTAACTCCTTTACTGTCAATTATTCTACTTAAAGTTTTATCTCCTACATTCATATTTCCATCGAGAGTAGGGAAGTATGAGGAAAGTCCTTTGATATCTGATATGGGCTGTACTCCTCCTTCTCCTCCTATTTTATATACCTTTTTATGTCTGTCATCCCAGTAAAGAACGCTATCTCCAGTATATACTACAGAATGTTGGTGTATGGTTCCTGAAACATTTGTAATGTAGTTATAATCTTCTATTAGCGCTCCTGTTCCTAAAGTAACAGATGATCCTGTTTGAGATGATGCTAATACTTTTTCATTTATAGGAAGAATGCCAATTCCTGAATCCTGGAAAAACATTATTTGACCTTTGAAATTAATCATATCATTAATAGGTCCGTGGGTTCCTTCTACTTCTATTTTATTTTGAATTAAAAAGTTCCTCCAGTTATCTAATAACTCTCCATCTGTTTTTGCTTCAGAAACTTTTATTCTATGAGAATATTCATCTGAGAAATTAGTTAAAGCATCTTGTGCAGTATAGTGAGTTTTTGCATTAGTTTCTTGTTGATAAACATCTAATAAAGTAAGGTCTTGTTGTTTCATGGATATAAGTTCAGGATCCCAATCTTGAGTCCATCTATCTGCTTCCCATTTCTTACCCGCTCTTAATTCAGTATTTACAGGAGATTCACAAGGAAAACCTAATGCCATATGTAAAACAGTTCTACCTCCGTCTGTTGCGGTTTCATCATTTTCAACTGATGAATAACCAGTAAAATTTGTGCCTGCTATATTTTGATCGTTATTAATTGCAGGAGCTATATATTCATCAGTATAATAATTTACATATACATCCCCACCAAATACTTGAAAGGTTTTTGTTGTAGTAGAATCTGGTCCCATTGCTTGAAAATGTCCTGTTCCTATATAGTAATTTTTTTGTCTAGTTAAATATGAATCTCCTCCATATTGTTTTTCTAAGAATCTATCATAACTTACTACTTTAAAATAATTCCACATATCACTGGTATTAGCTCCTCCTGATCCTGTTGTACTTGATTGTACAGTATTAGGATTAAATGATTGAATATTAGGTAATTGATATGCGTGAGAGTTAAACTCTTCCCTATATCCTGAGTTGGTATTAGAATCGTACTCTGGATGGATACTAGAAGGACTATTTTGATTTGCAAATCCACTAATAAAAACACTTTTACCAAAATATTTCATATCACCAGCTTTATACCACCAATCGCTAGGATCAGCTTCTTCTTCAAGTATAAGAACATGTTTTCGAGCACCAAAACCTGTAAGAGCAAAATCTTTTCCTCCTCCAGCAAATTCACTAAAGATAGGCGCCATATTTAATGCAAATTGTGTATTCATCCACCAAGCTTCATCATTAGCAAAGGCTTCTTTATTTCTAAATAGAGGTTCATTAACAAAAGAGGTTCCTGCAAAAAAACTATCGGTAAAAGGTATAGCTTCTGCTTGCTCCATAGTCTTTTCTTTTCTTATCCTTAAAGCTCCTGTAAGAGGAAAGTAGTTAGTGCCTGGAAAACTACCAAATCCTATATTTTTATCACCAGTAGGTCCAGCATATGGATCAGTCCCAGTAGATACTGCATGCGCTAACCATGGGTCATTTATTTTTATAAAATGTTTTAATTTATAATAAGTTCCAAATCTATATAAATCAGCCTTTGATTGGAGGGCAGGTTTTATTAATGGATTTTCACTACACATAGGTAATGCAGTATAATATCCTATTGTTTTTAAATGATCTCCATCTTTAAAAGAATAGTTATTAGAATCCATTATTTTTAAGGGACTGTGTAATGTAACTAATGATCTTAGTCCGAAGGTAGTAACTTTATTTCCCCAGTCTTGGGTTGGTCCTTTTTGGCATAGCCATGTAAAACCTGACATCATACTAGGATGTATATAAGTTTGTCCAAATTTACCGTCCCAATCATCAATTTCAATACCACTAAAGGCCCCAACTCCCTGAGCATAATCAATATTAGGAGTACCCGAATCAGCCATAGTATTAGAAAATCTAACATAAGGCGCCATATTTTGCGGCTTATTAGTTATAAATACTACTCCGTCAGGAGTACCGTTCTGTGTAAAATCCCACATACTTAATACTCCTGTACCTAATCTTGTCTTCTGTTCTGGAGTTCTTTCCACTCTAACTATGGAGTATCCTGATATTTTAGAAGCCACAGAACTCACATCTACAGTAAATTCTATCCCTAATTGTCTTAAATCTACACCGTGATAAGCATCTGAGGTTGTTTTTATTGGTACGGTAGATAATTCAAACCCTTCATCATAAGCTTCTGGAAATTTTATATCTCCTATCCAATTTACAAAAGCTGGATTTCCTTGTAAATCATGAAATACAATTCCAAATCTATAAACTTCTCCTCTAGCATATCCTGTATATGTAGATTGTGTTATAGGGCCCGCCATATTTTTAAAATTCTGTTGTAATCCTAAAGGATATTCTAAATCAGAATTGTTTAGTTCTTCTTCTCCCTTTGTAAATGGGCCATCGGCAATAGCATATCTACCATTACCCCCTAATTCAACAAAAGTATTTCTATCTAGTCTCCCTGGATTGGAAGGGTCATTTACTCCCCAAACATAAGGAGCAGAACCATCATATATTTCTGCAGGACTAGGAGAATATGCTTCAAACGGTTGAAAATTGAAATTTCCTGGATGAGTAAAATTGACAAATTTATAGGAGATATTAGGACCTGCTCCTCCGAGTACATTAGTTCCTGGTTGATATTTGTATTGATCATCTGTATACCAGTTAGGGTTAGTAACAGGATTTTGATCATTAAAAGGATTAATAGCGTCATGTTCTTCAGGAATTGTATCCCAATTTCCTGTATTGAAAGTAAATTGAACATCATCAGTAGTCCATATATCAAAACTATTAGAAAGAGGATCTTTAGATCTATACGCTCTTGCGTCATAATCATCTATTATTAGTAGTTTTTCTTTTATATTACCTGCTAATAATCTATCATCTTTATTAGTAATTGTTTTACAGATGAATGCAGAAAGTATGTTATTAAATTCGTCTGTTGTTAAAGGTAAAGTTTCTGTTTCAGTTCCTGTAAGAGTCACATCTATAGTTCCATCTAAAGGAATAAAGTCTTCATCAAATTTATAAATTTGAGGAACATTAATTGTATCCCAATAAACTGCAATATGTTCTATTACATTAAAGTCTAAATCTAAATCTTTTATTGTCCAAGTTACAGATCTCGCAGCTACTGCTCCTGCAGTTTCATTTCCTTTAAAAGCAGTACCACTTGAAAAATCTCCCCCATTAAGAATAGAACTATTAGGGTCAATTTCTGTTAAGACTATAGGAGCGGATAAAGGAGAGACTGCTGTTTCAGATCCACCTGCTTGAGAAATTAATCTATATCCGTATTGTACAACTCCACCTGTCATTAAAGACCCTGTTCCAATACTTTTTACTATAGGCAATGAAAGATTCACATCAGAAATAAGATTGAGATTGGAGGGGTCTATGGTAAATCCAAGCGGATCCATTATATTGAAGGATCTTATTTGGTTGTAATAATCTGTCCAATAAACTCTTTGAATATCTTGATTTTCATATCTACCTACACCTTCATCTAATCTATTATAAGTAGAAAATTCTACATTGTTATTGTATCTTAGATGTTTAGAAGGAACGAGTTCATTATTAGAGGATAAATCTTTTACAGTATCTGTATATTCATCATATTCTACGACCCAAATTTGTCCAGGAATACTCGAGCTTGGTATTTCAGCAGTTTCTCTAGTTGTAAATAAAACTAATTTATCTCTGATCAATCCTGCTCCTATAAGAAAAGGGCCTGCTTGTGGTGTAGTTTTTTGAACTAAAGTTAAATCAGTTCCTATTATTGATACTACTAAAGAAGAATCTAATCCAACTATAAAAATTTGATTTTCTAATTCATTTAGATAGAGATTAAATTCTCCATTCGCTATTGAGGTTTGTATTTGTGGATCAGCAATAAGAGCCTCGTATAATTTTTTATTAGTAATTACTAAATCTCCAGTTCCATATGTAAATGTAATAGTGGAGGAAGAAGTTATAATAGTAATTGTGTCGGTTCCTGGTGGAGCTATTCTATCCGTTCTTGTTATTGTATATATACTTGAAAGAGCTGGAATTGTAAAAGAAAGTCTTGTTCCTCTTTCTGTCTCAATAGCTCCGCTAGACATGCTTCCTTCTGTAATTACTTTTACATTTCTTCCGTCAAAGTATTTATCTTTAGGATATTTATTTTTGGAAAGATCTTTATTAAGCCCTCCCGCATATGTATTTTTGCTTTGCGCCATTATCTAGAATTAATTGTATATCTACGTTCCTCTACATTTTGATATCTAAAGCTACTATCATGTTCATTTATTTTAGGAATGCTTCTTAACCATTGATTTTTTAATGATTCCATTTGATCAATTGAAGGCATTCTTGATTTGTTAGCAGCTGATTGGCAGTAGAATAACCAATTTTGTTCTAGTTTATCAGACATTGCTGGGGGAAATTTTCCTTGAATAGATAATTTAAAAGAAAGCCTGTGTGCAATATAGTCTCTTACTGCATTTTGAAAACGAGTTTCTTGAGGTATCATTGGTAATCCTTTTTCATCTACAGCGAAAGCTAAGTAAGACATTTCTACTTGTCCACATTTAAAAGATGTAAAGATTTTATCTCCTGATACTTGATAAGTAAAGGTGTCTCCATCAGGCACCCCTCCTACCGTGGGAAGATTAGCTCCGTATGGAGTGTTAGCTGCAGCATTAGGATTAAAATTAAAGAAAGGATTACAGTTTGTATTATCATCTAATGTAGTTGAAGGAACAACATCTACAGCATTTGTATCACAATTGTCAGTTGTACAATCTACATTAGAATTACAACTACCTGAAGCTCCTACATGAAAAGTATCTGTAGCATAAGTCATAGGATATTTTGAACAAAATTCTCGTACTTGAACAATTTGATGAAGATTACATGGCAAGTTTCCTCTATGATCATTTATTAAAATTGGATCTGGATGCCCTTTAAGGTCGTTTCCGTCCGTGACGAAGGGTGAGTATACCCTAGGCGCTCCTATTAAGTCTAAGGCCTCCGCAGCCCACTCAATGGCGTCATTCCAATCAAGGTCTGTTTCAAAACCGTAGTCTCTATATACTTTCTCTAGTATAGTTTCTAATTTTACATGTTTTCCGCTTAGTGCCATAATTTCTAATTTTATTCAAAATAATCTACTTCAAGTTCTTCATCCTTTAATACTTTAGCTAATGTTCTTTTATTATTTCTTGAAGGAATAAAACTATAAGCAGAATTATTTTTTACGTTAGAGGTTAACTTTTCCCAGAACCATCTATGTTGATATCCATTTGTATGATCATTTAAATGGAATACTAATTTCTTTTCTTTTTTTGCTTCAGTATTACTTTCCCATAATTTTTTAGTTGCATTCCAATCTGGTCTCAATCTACTCTTATCTAAACTTCCATCCTTTTGTAAATACATTTTAGGTTTATATTTTCTAATTCTAATACGCCCTAATCTGAAAGGAAGAAGAAAGGAAAAGTTTTCGTAAACAATCAAGTCACTTATTTTATCATTAAATTCTTTACAAATAGTAGAAAACTCAGTGGAGTTTACATTACTTTCTGAATTATGCTTTAGCTTGTAAAATTTAAAAGCATCTCTTATTCCGTAGTCAGTTAAATTCTTTTTCATTATTTAACAGGTTGAGGTCTAGGAATTAAAGTTTGTGAATCATTCACGGTATCTCCTATAGCTTGTTGTTCCAAAATCAAGTTTGATTTGACAATTGCATCTTTCATATAATCAATCATCCATCTATTAACTGGATATTTGGTATTATCAGTATAACAAGGAACTCCTTCGGGATCGTTAAAACCTGCTACATCTGTAGGAGTTTCAAATACTCCTCTTATATTGAGGTATTCTAAATACTTTCCATCTTTATTTAATGGGCTTATTTTTAAATAAACTCTATTGTTAAGTAAGAAAGCAAAGATCTGTTGACGATTAAATCTTCCATTTCCTGAAAAGATAGCCCTGTTGTATTCTACAATACTATAGGGAGCCATGGTTTTATCTAAAGGTCCTATTCTTGTTAGCGCAGTTTTGTTATGTAGTTCTATAGTATTAGGTATCTCTTTTTTAGTTCTCAAGATATCACAGTCTATAGGGAGGTCGGCACAGGTGGATCTATCGGCTACTTCAAGCTCTACACATCCTAAATCCTGAATTATGTTATCATCTATAGTTCTGAAACGATTTAATTCATTTCTTAACCATAATGCTCTTTGATTATGTATCCAGAATTTTACTTGTCTTAGATCTATTGCTTCATCATCTGCTATATTAGGACGAACAAGTTCTAAAAGATCATATGCTAATTGGTTTAAGGTGACCATATCTTTTTCTTAAAAGGGTTAACTATCTTATACACAAAACTTAGGTTGTGGGTTCTATTTATTATATCATAATTATAAGAATATAATAAATCTTTTTTACTTAATATACAAACCTTTGGCCCAAAGTTAAACTGTTCTTTGCTTCCTCCTATCTCTAATCCTGCAAAAATTTTTAATTTATTTTTCAAGATAGTTGTTTCTTGTGTAATTCTTATAGTATCAGTCTTAAAAATATACTGAGGAAATTTTGGTGTATAGCTTAAAAGTTGTTTTCCTATTATACAAGAATCTTTATTGAGCTCAGTAATTATAGTTCCTGAGATTAAAGAATCCTCTATTGGAGTTCTGTAAATTCTGGTTGTATCTCTGGTAATAGGGTCTACTCTATCTATGTACTTATATTTATAAACAGG